ATGGTCACTCCTCTACTGAAAAGCAAACATTTTGCCACTTTTTATAGGCATCAAAGTACAGTTCCTGCTTGTCCCCGTTGTATGTCAACTCATAATACATACCATCAGACACTGTGGTACTGAGAAGCGCCTTGTTATTCTGAAGCGTTTTGCAGGACCACACTACAAACACATCCGCCTCGGTGATCTGTTTCTGATCTGTCTTATCAGCATTTTCGTTGAAATATTCTGTTACATGTTTCTTACATAAACTAATAAACTTCTCGCTTCCCACTGTTTAGCCCTCCTCGTAAAGAATAGTTAATCCATATGCTACTGCTGCGTCGTGCTCGATCCGGCACCCTCTCGCCTGCTCCCAACCTTTGCAGAAATAGGCGGCATGGCACAGCGACATGTTTTCTAATGACTTCGCCAGAAAGCACAGAGGAATCTGTACTACTCCACGTTCTTTCATCTTGTCACTACTGTACCATTCATCTGTAAACAGAGTATTGACGACCTCATACTCCTTGTCTTTTAACACTTCGATTGCTTTTTCTCTTGTTGTTTTAATCTCTTCTTCCGATTTTCCAGCCATCGGCTGAGATAACATTGCTTTCATCATAATCTTATCCTCTTTCTTTATTTTCCACTATAAAAATACCCGGAAGAATATACTTCCGGGTTGTTGCACCGGTGCAACTCTGGTATCAATCGTGATCTTCCGGAATCGTTACCCCGGCATGAATCAGTTTCTCCGTCACCGCCAATCCTCGGATCAGAAACTCCGGCACATTATATCCACACTCCACTAAATTTTCCAAGATGCTCCGGATTTCATTTACAAGCAACGAGGTCAATGTAAACCAGCCCAGTAATACCAGAAATTCCAGATCAATTCCTAAAAGATCTTTTCCAAGATGAATAAACAATGCCGGAATCAAAAATGCGACGGCAATGATGATCCAGTAGCCTACTTTCTTCGCCGCTCCTTTCAATCCCGCCTTGCTGCTTTCTTTTCCCAGTTTTCTCGACTTATACCATCCAGTAAGCCAGTCCAGAATATTGCAGAGCAAATAGCCTGCAAATATATACCAATATGTTCCAAAAATCAGTGTCAGAATCATCACTACTGAGCCTGCCACAGCATTGTAGCGATCAATGAATGTTTTTGTCATATGTCTCACTCTCTTTCTTTAATAAAATTCAATACAACCGCCATCTGGTATGCTCGGCGTAGTTCCATCTATTACGAGCGGGGTTGATACTGTAAATCTGAGGAAAATCCAATGCTTGGAGTTACCACTGGATCCATAAGATGAGTCTTCTTCTAATTTTGCAGTCAGAATTTTTCCTAAATCCAGTTTCGTTTCATCAGTAGATTTTAATATTCGTACTCCACGTCCGACAAAACTCCGGATATCCTCATCGCTCATTGTGACCGTGCTAAACGATGATTTAGGTCTATACTCATACAACATCACTAATAACATTTCATTAAGTCCCAAGGAAAAATGATTCATTGCAAACGAATTTCCTTCTGTGAGACGATCTCCTGATGGTGTCCACTTGTGGTTGTAGCAGTCATACGAATTGGCCCCACTCGAATTGCTCTTGAATGTCGTTTCACATGATGGGTAGTTATATTCCTTCCATAATGTCTCGATAGATTTAGGCTTTGTCTTTCCTTGAATATTCACACTGTTACCATCATCCAGACCCGTATAATAATTCGTGCATGTAAAGTAATATGTTTGATTTGGATCTAATCCTGTAATATCCACATAGTTATTTCCGCCGCTCTGATTAGGGTTGGATCCTGCACCTCTGTACTTCTCTATTCCGCCGCTCACTCCCGGTGCCCCAGATGTGGACATCCGAATGCGAACACCTTCCCACGGTCCCTGTGTGGGATTCGTCCAGCTGATGCGAATTGCTGTGCTGGAGAGAGCGGCAACGCTAAAAAGTATCGCAGATTGTGTTTCCATCGTTCCAGTCCGAAGTACTCCATCTTTCCAATACTTCAATCCTTTTTTTACATACTTATCTTCTGCTGTCGCTCCAGCAGTCTGACTTGCCAGGCTTGCTGTTGTAATCTTACCTGATCCATTATGTATTCCAGCCGGAATGCTAACAGACTGCCCTGCCAAAAGTCCCGTACTGGACCATGCGCCGCGATCTTCCTGTGTTCCTGTAATCGTTTTACCATTAACAACCGCTGTCTTGCCTTTTCTTATATCTGAGTCTGCCGCGGTTCCACCAGTCTGGCTTGCAAGGTCTTTTGCCGTTACGTTTCCCTTTCCATCGTGATATCCTCCCGGAACCGTTACAGACTCTCCTGCTGCTAAGGTCTTTTCCCAGCCAGACTGATCTAACATTGTTCCTGTTGTCGGATCGTCTCCAGAATCTCCTGTGATAGCTGTATACGGGGCAAGGACATGTTTACGATTGGCTGTGCACTCATCTGATCCGGATCCGGCGGCTCCTTGCTTAACTAAATACGCATCTGCCACTCTTTTATTCCTCCTTCTTATTCTCCTGAAGCCACTTCTCTGTCTTTTTCCTCCAAAGCTTTGGCACCTCTTCAAGTGTCATTTCTCCTGCCTTAATACACATTCCATAAAATCTCGCCATTACGCTGTCACTCCTTCCATCTGCTCTGCAAGGTCACTTGTCGCCTCTCCAAGATCTTTGATGGCTCCATCCTGTGTCGCCTGTCCCTCTTCCAAGGCATCCAGACGCTTCTCTTCGGCAGTTTTCTCCCGTAAACCGAAGAGAACCTTCACGGTGCCATCTTCCTGTTCTGTAGCCTGAATATGAGGTTCTATAAGAACCATTTCAGAATAAACACCGACAATAAGATCCGCACCATTCTTCACTGTGACCTCCTGAAGATTCTCCTGGGTAAGTCTTTTCCATAACGGGATCACATCATCAGCAGACTGGCAGATTACCTGCAATGCTGTGAGGGATGCTCCCGCCTCCAGTTCGATGGTTGAGCCATCCTTTAGGATCAATTTATCTTTGTTCATATGAACTCCTTTCTGCCCTTCCTTATGGGCATAAACAATAGCCCTGGAATGGGCTTGTCTACGGGTAAAAAAAGAACCATCACGGTGTAATCACCGAAATGGTACTGGACTTAAACATCGTTTTGTTGGCATCAACAAAATCCACTATTTTCCGAATCCGGGAACTATGTATGTTAATAACAACAAAATCATCACCATGTCCCCGGCCTCAGGAAAATGGTATACTAATCTAACAAATAACAATTTGAGTAACAGAATTCCGTTTGATACAAAAGTAGAAGAATCCAGTATTGTAAATCGAATTATTTCAATGCAAAAAGCTGGATGTAAAGCGGCTGTTTTTTGCTCTAAAGACACATGCTCAGACAATCCTCCAACGGCAGGGTGGTATAACATATTATATTGGGGACTGAGCAACGAACAAATCATCCTTGCAAGTTGCACATGGCAGCCAAAAACTACCTATTACGGAGTTTTTAATCTTAATGATACAGCTCCAACCATTACATGGAGGGAAATCGTTTCAAAAAATGATTTACAAGCCAATCTATTATATAAAGAATTCACAACAGAATCTCGCTCATGGGAAACATTGGGATATTACAGACAAAACTATACCGATCCTGTCGGGTATAAATTTTTGACGATTTGCCATACCCATACTAATGGCTGGATCGGCGCAACATATGCGATTCCAGGAAATGGATTCTTTGACATTTTCGTACCGACTGGGTCTGGCAATGGAACAGTTACGCTTGGCGCATTATTTGTAAAAAGCGTATAATTACGAGTTTTCCCATGCCGTCCATGTTTTATCCCACCATTGTTTAAAACGCCAAGCGATTAGTTTTCCTTTTGTGCTGTAAGCTCGTTCAATGGCAGAGTCGCTATTGTTTCCAACCATAAAATGTTCAATTATAAATAAATGCGAACCTGTCAATGTAGGAATTGTGCCAGTTGTATCATTAGATGTAAACTGTAATATAAAATTTCCCTCTTTGCTTTCGTAAGACGAGAGCACTGTATCCGTGTTTTTTTCTGCTGATACATACCTGTTAATCTGTTTAGATTTAACTGCGTCCAAATCACTCTTTAAAGCATACGGCGATTCCTGCCAGCCCTTTGAAGCATCAATACAGTAAAAATGTTTACCGCTATAAGAAAAAGCATGGAGCATTCCACGTTCACCAATGCCAACTGCATTATTAGTATCAGGAGCAATGGGCAGTGTATAGCTAATATCGAATACAAATGGATGATTCCAATCGCTCATATGCTTCATAAGCTGATCTAAGGTTGTATCTTGTGTAGTTCCATATAAACCATCACTTAAATTGTTATTAGTCGTATCAATCAGATCCTTCAGCGCCTTCCCCTGTGTGGCATCCAGCGGATTTCCTTCCACTGTAGCCAGAAGATTATTGACAACCTGAGATTTCGCCAGCAACTTGTTCGCGACCTGTTCTGCAAGCGCATCAAGAAGCTCCTGAGCAGTGGCCTCTCCACCTCCTACCAGATTCTCCGTATCCGTTGCAAGCATATTCTCCAACTTTTTAAGCACCACCTGCGCCTTCGGTATACGTTTCAGTTCTCCGCCGTCTTCAGCAATAAAATACTGGCTGTCCGTCAGATCTGCGGCCGGTACCGTACACAGGTTTTTTGTCTTTGTTTCGCTCATTCTGTCTCCTTTCCGCAGGTCAAGTAAACTCCATCATTGTCCACCAGCTGAACCCCTGCATTGTCCGTAAGATAGATATTCAGATCCTTATCTCCGCCACCTTCATCAATCCGGCTGGCCGTCGCAAGAATTCCTCCAATTACGGTCCACATCCCTATGCCCCCTTAATCTTCAGAGGCAGATCCATGGATGGCTTTTCGAAATTACAGTACGCCGTAAACTGCCCTTCTTCTGTTACAATACGATCCACTTTGTCCCATTCTTTTCTAAGCCTTGTCTTCTCTGCTTTTGATGTTATATCAGCCGCACACTCAATGAATGGGCGGTCCGTATCCAGCATTCCTTCAACCTTAATTGTCTGCGCATACGGCGGTGTACTTGTCCATCCTGCCTCCGTCAGCGTCACTGATTTTTCCCCATACAGCCTGTTTACTGCCGTGTTGGTGTTATTCATATCCAGTGCTCCGAAGCTCGTACCTTTCTGGGTGTACGTGGTCGCATCCTTTAATGTAACCTTCCCTTCCGTATCCGTTGTCATTTTATATTTCCGTTCTCCCTCAAAGAGATCATCCTTGTAATCAGTCTTTAACATCTGAAATCACCTCCTCCCAACGTGAATGCCAAAGACTTTCTTCCCGCAAGTGCTCCGGTGAAATTATTGTGCATGATGAGGCATGCCGATTCGATCCGGTTCAGCTCCTCCCATGTGATGAACGGCTGGTTATCCTGATAGGTTTTCCGCACTCCCACATCAAACGGATATGTTCCTTCACAAATATGGTCCACATTCGCCTCAAACCGGTTGATCTCATCAGCGTAAAATCCGTAATCTGTATACGTCTTATCCTCACCCATCTCCTCAAAAGGAAACTCTTTCCACAATTCTCTGGACATATCCCGGAGTTCATTCAGATTATTTTTGATCCGGTTATAATCCTCGATATTCATGAAGTCACTGGCCTTCCAATCTGTCTTAGGAGTCTGCCACATATCCCATTTCCCTCCTTGCCTTTACTGATCCGGAGAATGCTCCGTTAAAATTCAGCGTATGCTCGTAAATTCTGAGCAACAGCCCTGATACATATTTGTTTTCCAGATATGCCAGATCGTTCGCGTCAAGCCGCGGATCCCCGCGATAACTCAGATCATATTCCCGGTCCGCTTTCATGTAGTCCCCGATCCAGTCCGCCAGATCCGCTGCATGAACGATATCGGATACCAGAGGATTTTCCCAAGTCTCTACCGTTCCTGTGGTGCCAAGTTGACGGCTTACTTTCGCCTGCGATATCATGTACTCTTTTCCCGATATGACGACCTCACAGGCTCCCGCTACCCCGGAAAGCTCCACGGTCGCAAAGTAACACCCTGATTCTACAATCTTCGCCGTCTGCCCCTCCTGTGCGTCCGTGATTGCACATGCAAGGTCATATGAAGCGTTCGAAAAGTAAAATGTATATCGGTTATCCAATGCTGATACCGCTATCGTTTCCCTCGTGAGTTCTTTCGCTGCTTCACTGCTCGGTCCGTAAATCGTGCGTACCACCTGCAGTTCCCTCACTTTTGCCAGCTGTGTGCCCTTCGGCGTTTTCGTCAGTTCTTCGCCATACTGAAATTCATAATCGGTACTATCTCCGAAAATCACATTGTCGAGGATTACGCGGTTATATGGTGTTCCCTCTGTAAATTCCATGATCATCTGGTCAAATTCCGGAAATTCATGGTTTACTGTAATAGTCTCATCCAGCTTCGCGATTGTATAAGACTCCTGCTGCACTCCTGCAAGATACGTGTGAATGATCATCTTCTTAGGCGGATTCTGGCCGAATTCCAGCGTGATCCCAAAGCATTTATATCCTGCTTCCATGTCGATCTCCAGAGACGGGTTTTCCGTGAAGCTGCCGTCTGCTGCCGCCACCTGTTCTGATATATAGCCCGTGCTGATTTCTTCCGAAGCCTGACGGGGTAAAAAATATCTTGTTGATTTTACATCCGTATAGTCCCGCGCCGGTGATGCGTAGGCTCTTCTGGATCCACGCTGCAGGACTCCGGCCGCATTACTGTAATAGGTTTCATTGTCTGATTTTGCCATGGCATCTGGATTGAAACTGGATCCCATGAATATCTTTCCGGTCCGATCCTGATAAAGAAGACACCTTCCGGCGTTTGCAATCAACTGCAAAGCCTCCCGGTGAGACACTGCAGGCATGGGATTTTCTACCAGGATATCCTTTAAGTAGGTATCCAGCCAGTAATCGCGCCGGTCAACCCCCGCATCTTCCAGTACATCGACCGCTAAGTCGTACAGGCTGATTCCTCCCGAATGCAGGATCCCGCCATAGTACGTCCCCGTCAAGTCTTCGAAACGATCCGACGCTGTGAAACTCATTTCTTCATCATCAGCTGACCACTCCCGAAGATATGCGGTTGCTCCCGGCATCCATTCCACAGAGCCATCATCTAATGTCTGACCATACAGCACTGTGATCTCCTGCCCGATTTCCAGATAGTTCACCGCGGACTCTGAATTCTCAATATCCCAAACGCGGTTCTTGTTGTTGATCGTCAGATCCATGTCCAGAGTCGGCAGTTCCTCCATAATCGGACTGATATGCTCCTTTTTCGTGGCAGATAAGATCTCGCGATTTCCGAAATAAATTCCGATACCCAGTGTGATCTGCTGGAGCCTGAACCGACTTTGTCCATTTACCATCTTTATCGGTGTGAATCTCAAGAATGTCGCTCCAATAAACAACTCATCCGTGGTAAATGCCGCCGTGGTGTTCCCAGTCACTGCGATCGTATGATTGTCCGATTCAATTATAAAATCAACCGGATAGGCTTTTCCAAAATCTATCGTGACTCCTTTGATATCATGAGCCTCCGGAAGCCGGATCTCGATAGGTCCCAGAAGTGGTTCACTGACAAGCCCCTGATTCAGCACCACGTCCGCCCTTGTACGGGGAAGAAAGTACATGCTGCCGTCTACAACGCTGTAGTTCTGGTCACACGTCGCATACAGTTCTTCCACCTTATAATTGTCAAGCGGCATCTTAAAGCTGCTGTAGTAGGTGTACTTGTCGTGATCCGGCACATACGCAGATGCCTGTGCCTCCTGATTGATCAATCCGATCGATACCCGGATATATCCCTGAAGCCGGAAGCTTCCCTTCATGTGTTCTTTGTATGCGTTGCTTGCTGACTGCATTATTCGATCACCCCGCAATCGATAATATTCACTTTGCAGTCCTTGTATATGGTTGGAAGCCCGTCATCGTCAAACTCAATCGGTGTGGCTGTCCGGTTTCCAGGGTACATCCGGATCGTCTGGAAACGATTGTGTACCATGTCCGGGATCTTTGCCGTCACTACAAACTTATCGAATTCCTGAAGCATAGCGGCCCACGTCTCAGCATTCAGGCGCTTCCACTGTAAGCTGTCTGCCTTATGCTGATCCCGGCCGACTTTCTGCCCTACGAATTCTCCCAGAGCATTCTTTCCTTCTGATACATTCGTTGCTACTACAAAATTCGCTCCGATATCGGGGGCGGGAAATTCCCGCCCGTTGATCGTGATCACTGCCATGTTCCCGCCTCCTTATGTCGTTTTCAATGTGTAGCCAGTCCTCTTATCCAGCTCTGTCAGCTTCTTCTTGATATCCCGCACGTCGATCTTGACTGTCAGGTCCATCGCCTCGATGAGGTTGATGATCTGCTTCAGGAGATCCACCATAAGTGCCAGATACTGGTCACTCATATTATTTCCGGATGCGAGTGCCACGGCACGGTCTACCATCGCCTGCATGCGGTCCTCCGGTGCTACGATTTCGCCGTAGTGCCGGTTATCTCCGATCATTGCAAGCTGCGGTGTATTTGCCCTCACAAAGCCGCCCTGCGCCAGTCTTGGGAGTTTTACCGTGGACATGTTCGGAATATCAAGTCCGAAGCTCTCACCGCCGATTCCCGGCACCCAGTCCGGCACGTCAAAGCTCAGGTTATTCAGTGCGTCTATCATCTTGTTGACGCCCTTCACAACTCCGTTTGCCATCTTCTCGACTCCGGAAAGAATGCTGTTGATCGCTCCACGGATTCCGCTCCAGATATCATCAAAGATACTGATGGTCTTCTCCTTTAAGCCGCTCCATACGCTGGTCCATTTGTCCTTGATGCCATCCAGTGCTGTGCTGATCCCGGACTTGATAGCCGTCATGATCGCCGTGATCTTATCACGAATTCCTTCGGTAATGGTCGATACCGTGGTGCGGATTCCGCTCCAGATCTGCTCTGTCTTCGTCTTCACGGAGTTCCATACTTCTGCGATCTTATTGCTGATAGCAGTAAAGATGCTCTCTACCAGTGCTTTTATCGCATTCCAGCAAGTCTCTCCAAAGGCTTTTACCGCATTCCATGTGATCGTCCACTTATTCTTGATTCGATCTAATGTCAGCTCGATAATGGACCGGATCGCCTCGACCAAGGTCGTCACCAGTGCCTTCATCGCCGTCCATGCGCCCGACAGCATCTGCTTTACACCACTCCATGCTCTTTCCCAGTCAAGAGTAAAGACTCCTAACAGGAAGTCAAGAAGACCGTTAAAGATATCAAGAACACCGCTGATCACATTTCCAACATTCGTGAGGAAATTAAAGAATGCATCGATTGCCTTCCCAAGGTGGCTCGCGATCTTCGGGGCTACATTCGCTATAAACCATGCCAGAAACGGCTGGAGAACTTTCTCCCATACTTCCTGAATGCACTCGGTTACTTTTCCTGCAAACTCCAGAAACTTGTCAATTAACGGCTGTAAGGTCGATGTGGTAAAGTCCGCAAAGCGATCAGCAGCATTCTGAAGCACCGGAAGAATATTCGCCTGAAATGTGTCCAGGAATACTTCTGCAAGCTTCGAAATGCCGTCGCTGAAGCTTTTTAAGAGTGGACTGATACTCTCATCATATTTTTTCTGTACCGAGTCAATCAGCCCTGCAAAGGTCGTTCTGATTGCAGATGTAACTGTCTGCACCACGTCCAGAATGCCTTGAAAAGCTGATTTGATCTTTTCCTGATTGTTTATGATCGGTGTCGCAATGAGATCTAAAACATCGCGGCCGAATGATCCCGCTAATGCGGTAACTCCCATAAACGCATCTGAAAAAATTCCGATAAGATCTGCCGTGATCTGCTTCCCGGATCCACTCCGTAATACTGTGAAGATCTCCGCCACTGCTGCCGACAGATTCCCGGCTATTCCTGCAATATCACCACCAATATCAAACATGGAAATGATATAGCCTCGGATCCGGTCCGTGTTCTGCTGCAGATACCGATCTAATCCCCCGAGAAGGTTGTCCGCAATCGACATTCCGATAGATCCGAACGATCCAGCTATCTTCCCAAGGCTGTTCGCCGCAGTAGCCGCAAACTCATCTGCGGACCGTTTTACCTCCGGATCCCCGAAAATACTCTTAACGGACTCCCGGATTCCGTCAACAGACCTCTGAACATCATCAAAGACTGCTATATCACCGAACCCGTTCCAGAATCCGTTCATGAAAGACTGTCGGAGGTCATTGATCTTCTTCTGGATACTGTCCAAACGGCTGTCGATCTCATCGGTTCCTTCGGCGAGGGATCCCATGTCGATGTCTTCGGCACCATAATCCCCACCGGCTCCGCCGCCGGAGTTTCCGCTTCCGGAACTGTCTGAAGGATTGATTATGTTCAGCTCATCGATCCCCGTGGACATGCCTTTCATGTCCTTGGCAGCCTTCTTTGCCGCAGTTCCGGCTCCTGATGCTGCGGATCCTGCTTTGTCTGATGCCGCGGCGACTGCCTCCATTCCTGCTGCTGCCGCAGAGACTCCTCCGCCGGACGATTTCTTTCCGGATATCAGTTCCGTAAATGCCTTGAACGCATTCGCGAGAGTCATCAACTTGCCGATGATCGTATTGATCACCTTGAGCACCGGAGAGAGAACATTGATCAATCCCTGTCCGATTGTTGCCCTCAGGCTGTCAAATTGTAATTTGAGGATTCTTACCTGGTTTGCCCATCCATCGGAAGTTCTCGAAAAGTCTCCAGCCGCAGAGGTCAGCTGATCCTGCACAAATTTATACCGCAGGGCAACCTTTTCAGCCTCGGACATCTTCGCCGTCGTCTTGCCGAATCCATTTGCCAGAGCATAGCTGTCTAATGCGGTTTGCGTCATGACGATGCCCAGATCCTTCAGGCTCTCCGTCTCGCCGGTAAATACCGATTTCAGCTTTGTGTACGCTTCATCCTGACTGATATTGTAGAAAGACGCTACATCTCCCGCCAGACCGGTCAGCGTCGTTCCCATTTCGTACGCCTGCTGCTCACCGAATCCAAATGCCTTCGCCATAGCTCCGAAGGTTCCTGTGAACTTCTTTGCCATCGTCTCCGACAGTCCGAACTGAGCTGCGGAATTCTTTGCAAACTCATTGATCTTCTGATTCATTCGCGGGAACACAACGTCGACGACGTTCTGGACCTCCGCAAGGTCGGATCCGAGTTCAACGCACTTTGCTCCAAAATCTACAATTTTCTTTACAGCGAACGCGGCTGCCAGGGAGGCACCTGCTTTCTTTGCAAGTGCCTGGATCCCTGTCATCTGCTTCTCAAATGTTCCTTTATTGACGACCAGATCCAGCCCGATCTGACCAACACTGTCCGCCGCCATACCTATCACCTGCCTTTTAAGACAGGCACATCGGCACAGCGTCTTAGATTTTTAACTCAAATATTTTTTTACAGTCTTTATTCTTACACTTAAAAAAGACGCCTCTGCACTTGGCGTCCTCGGATCGATTCGCATTGACCGGATGCCCACAGTATGGGCACCGGACTTTCTCCTGCTTTATTTTTTCAATTTTTACCGCCTCCAAACATCTGAGCCATTATCTGCTCCAGAGCAGCCATCTCACGGTCATAGTTCTTTTCCGTCATATTATCGGCCTTACGGTCCCGCCATGCATCGTAAATACGGCGCTGATCCGTCGTGAAATGCTTGATCACTTCCTTATCCGTCTCGGATCGGATGGCTACTACACGCCCCAAAGCGGTATCCGGGGACAGCCCGGCCAGCAGCGACTTAAACTCATCCCAGGATACCGTCTCAAATTCTTTTGTTCGGATCCTAAGCCCGTACTGCGAGAGGAAGCTGGAAATGATCAGGTCCCAGTCCTCAAACAGGTCGTAGTACGGGTCAGTGCTCTCCCGATGTGTCTGTATCTCCTGAAATGACACTTACCGCCGCTTCTACCACGGTGATAAGGTCTGCAAAATTCAGCTTCATGTCATCCAGTACTTTTCTGGATTCCTCAGGGAACACGAGATTATACAGTGTGATGACCTCTTTCGGCGTCGGATCGTCCCCCACCAAGTTCATGACCTTTAACATGGTCGGCGCATCCGCGTTCACCTCGATCTCCTTATCCTTGATCTTCAGCTTCGGGTTTCCATCAAATTCCAGCTTATTTGTAATATCTACTACTTTTGCCATCTTCACTCCTCCTTATAATGTTGCTGCCGCCGTGAATGTCGGTTTTCCATAGAATACCGCCTCAAACTCCAACGTATCCAGATTTGTAGTATCGCCGCCGCCCGGGGTCGTGACGTTGATCACCACGATGCCGGAAAGTTTTGCACCGGAGACCATTGTCCATTCGAATTTTGTCATAACGTCCTGCCCGAACTTCCATGCGAGTCCTGCAATATAATCGTTTCCTGCATCTCCCACGGATCTCTTGCCTTTAAAGCTAAAGCTCAGTTTCTTTCCGGTCATTGCGGCTTTCGCCCAACCGGCTGCATCCATTGCGTACCACTCTTCCACAGTGCCATCAATGGAAGGAGAGAAGTTCTCAAGGTCTGACGGCATCGCCATGTTTTCGTCCAGGCTCTCCTGTCCTTTGGTGCCGAATTTAAAAATATTGTTGTGTACCGGGTACACTTTTCCTACTGTATCAGCCATTTTTTCGTCCTCACTTTCTCTGATAGATGAGATCCAGCCAGATCACATACTCATATATCCCGCTGTCATCCGTCCCCACGTCCTGGGGCTCGGGGACCATCAGGCAGAGATACCTGATTGGAGTCTCCCCGATGGTCAGACTGGTTATCTCTCTTAACTTGTTAAATAATCCATATGCCGCCTTTTCGCTCTCTCCCTTGCTCTTAGTCCAATGGACCAGCAGGGAGATCGGTCTGGTATCATAGGTCGTATGTTCCAGACCGCCCAGTGCGGTATGCGGTGGACCGCTGGATGCGCGGCCATATACGCCGACCGACTTCTGTTTCTTATTGTCCAGCTTGCCGATATAGACGTTCTCATCTTCCGCGATTCCCAGAGTCACGATCCATTCCCGGATCTCCGGTAATGTCAGCATCAGACACCACCTGCTTTCTTATAAAGTCTCTTGAATGCGTTTTGTGCGAAATCTGCGTTAGCACCTCCCGGAAGCCACGGAGCAAACCACTTTCCACCTGCAAACGGGTTCTCGTACTTCTGGAAGTGATATTCCGGATGATAGTAGAGACGGCGCGCATACGGCGTACTGGAAACGATAGATACCTTTCCATTCGCAGACTCACTGTAATCTATGAACGTCGCATCCTCTTCCAAGTGTCCTGTGTCGAACGGCATGACCTGTGCCTGTACAACTTCCGTGTGCAATGCCTCTGCTGTCTGCTCCAACGCCGTCACCGCCGCCTCCGACAGCTGCCGGATCCGCGGCCAATTCAACTTTACCGTTGATCTCACTTCCATCAAACTACCTCCAGACTGCAGAAGTTCACCGTTCCATCCGGGTTCCTGTTCTTGCAGCCCTGCTCGATCCGGCGCTCTGCGCCAAATACCGTCAGGGTCCCACCACTTAATGTCGGCATATCCGGGGCGATGTCTCCCGGGAACAATGCGCTTCCCGTGATCTGCACCAGCTTCTTCTCAGCTGTCAGGATCGTTTTTGCACGGTCCTGAAAATTGCATATCAGATCTGCGTCAAGCACATACTTCGGTTCTCCGAGGTTATTGATCTCCTCAGATTCCAGATGGACGTGCACAGGCGTCTTGCACAGCCGTTTCGGCACTAAACATGGGTATTTCATCGTCTCACCTCGCTAATCGGCAACACAGGCCCGTCTGACACAGCAGGGCGTACACATCGCGCTTCATGGCTACTCCCTTATCTGTAAACACATTCCAGGAACTTCCAAACTGAGAGGTCACGCCGTTGATCGTGTAGCTCTGAAGAATCGTGTCGATCTCATCTGCATTCTCCGTCTCGAAATCTGCCTGCTGGCATATGACTTCGCGGATAACTTCCTGCTGAAACTCTGTCAAATTATAAAATCCCTGGCCTACGATCCGATTGTAGGTCAGGGAATCAATGTGACGGGACGCCTGCCGGAGGGCTTTTGTCAGCTTCTCCTCCGGCACGGTCTCCCCGCCATATTCGGTCTGGTAGTATTCCTTTGTCACATACGGTTCGTATGCCATACTACTCACTCGCTTTCTTCTTTCCTGCTGTTTTCGCCGGAGCCTCTGCTGCCTGTTCCTGTACAGCCTCTGCTTCGATCTTACGGTACTCTTCAAGTGCCTCTTTCAGTCCCTTGTTTTCAGCACAAACTTTCGCGTATTCTTCATACGGGACACTCTTTCCAGCTCCATATGCAACGATTCTTCCATCATCATCGCGGATATCATAGCCCTCTGTGCGATACGCTTCCATCTGTTCCTCGGTGATCATATAGACTTTATTCGCCTTTTCTGCTGTCATATTCTTCCCTACCCTTCTGCCTCTGCATTGATCGCAACGCCGCAGGCTTTGTTTTCGATCAGGAATGTATCTGTGTAGTAGCGGTTCTGGTATACATACTTATCTGCAGTTCTGGAGTCTGTTCCCGGAGTAAATAACTTCATGTAGGCGTACTTATCACGGGAGATCACACAGCTCGGATGTACCAGGATCGAATTGATCTGTTTGGCTGCTGCCGCGGCCACACATCCATTCGTGAAGTCGTACTTTGTCTTGAAGCGCGCAGACGGCACGTTTTTAAGTTTTACATCATCGAGGGTATGCACCCGGCGGTCGATCACGCCTGCTGCACCGACGCTAAATGTTCTCGTGATTCCTTCCGCACTCTTTAAGAGCTTGTTAAACGCGGATGTAACATAAAGGATTCTGCCTTCCTGAGGAACAGAAAGATCATCCATGATGGCCATCTGCTCATCGAACCAGTCCAGGACATTGGCCTTATCCAGTGTTGTGTTATCGATCACTGCACCGTTTGATTTGTAAGTCTTTGCCTCTGCGTACAGCTTGGAATAACGATAGCTGTCTTTTTCCGGGATCGCCTGCTCCGTCTCGAACACATTCTGAATGTTCGCAACTTCCAGAACCAGGTTCGTCTCATCGATATCCATCGGATCGATCGGAATCTCGATATCACGGTCATGGGCAAGCTTTTTCGGCTCCCAGTCATTTGTGATGGTTCCTGTGTTGAATCCCATGCTGTTGCGGTTATGATCCTTGTATCCCGATACAGTCATTCTCGGGATCTTGATCGTCTGTGCGTTTAAAAACTTAATTCCCGGGTTCGAGAGAGTTAAATCGTAAGATGTCAACTCTCTTGCGTACTTCTGTGCAAGTTCCCGTTCGAATGTCTCTGCGTAACTATAAACTGCCATATTCTGTTTCCTTTCTACTTCTTATCGTTGCCGAAGATTGCCGCCAGCTGGTCTGCCTGGCTTCCAGCCTGTCCGCCATTATCACCTCCGGATGCTCCCACCTGGACAAATCCGGATGCTCCTGCGGTCTGCGGTTTCAGCGCCGGAACGTCTTCCAGTACTTTCTTCAGCGCATTGTTTACGGTTTCTGTGTCGATTTTTCCATCTTCTCCTACTGCCTGGCTGAAATCCGCAAGTTTTAAGACATACGGAATCGTCTTCGCATTGATTCCCAGCGTTACTGCCGCCAATGTCGCCGCTGATTCGATCTGTGCCTGTCTTGTTGCCGCCTGCTGGCTTGTGATCTGTGCCTGCATTGCTTCCACGTCCGGCTGGTTCTTTGCTTTTTCTGCTTTAAAAGCTGCCATGGCCTTCTCGGCTTCTTCCTGAGTAAGTCCCTGCTGTTTGAAGTAAGCTTTCAGCGCCGTGTCCTCTTTTGCCGCCAGCGTTCCATTAAGCATCTGCTGGATCCTGGTATAATCGATCTGCGGAGCCGATGCGCCTGGCTGACCGGTTCCCTGTCCAGTTCCTGCTGCCGGATTCTGCTGACCGGTTCCAGTGCCTCCCGCACCTTCTCCTGTTCCACCCGCCGGATCTGCGAAAAGCTGTAAGTTCATGGAAAATCTGTTCTTTTTCATATGGTTTCTCCTTTCCATTTTGAGGGTGTCTCCCTATCATCCATTTTCATCGGTGTCGCCGGCCGCGCAGAGTTTAACGCCATACTCGCGTTTGGGCATAAAAATAACACGCAACTGTTTCTGCGTGTTATACTCTTCATATACGATTATGTGAGGTGAAGCTTATGTATCTTTCAAAACGGTCCCGCAAACTACTCCGATCTGCCTGCAAGACAGCTCCGACCGTCCAGGGAAAATATTATTCTGGTATCGAGCTCGCTCGAAAATTCAAAATCTGCACCGACGGAGAAGCGGTCCTGGTTGTCAAAAACCTAAAGGACAACTTACTGGTTGAAATTCCCTACGACACCTGTCCCGACTTATTTTATTTGACGGAACCAGGAAAATCATATAGTGAATTCTGTCTGCATGAATTTTGGGAATTCTTCAAATGCTCTGTTCTCTGCCCTATTATCGTAACCTGCATTACAGAGGCAATAATACATGGACTACCAATACTGTTACAATTGATATCACAACTGGGACAATAAATTCATAATAATATTCTTTCATGCCTACCTCCTGCTGTTGCACCGGTGCAACTCTACTGTAAATAAAAATCTCACCAGTTTATTTACTGGTGAGATCTACTCTACATTCTCGATTTTATCTGCTATCTCATTAAGGCTTTTTCCATCAAAAAACGGGGTATTCATCGCTTCTGACACCGACGCTGCTGTCATCGTGTCATCTCCACACCACAAATCGATCTGATCCAGAGCAAGCGGATCAACGCCACATGACTTCCCATGAAAATCGAATGTGACATGGGAACATAAGCTTGCAATAAAGTCTCTTAATTCATTTGCACTCATATAATGTCTTCATTCTCCTTTCTTTCCTGTTCTGTCAGTTCTCTTACCGGACGCCCTTTCAGCTTTCCTTCTTCGTCGTAAATATAATCATGTGCATGTTCTCCATGCTTTCCATACGGATGTCTCTTCGGGTTTCCATGATCATTGTTGCTGATCTGCTTATTTTGCTTGCCATCAGTTCCATAATAGTTCCGATCAATTCCACCACGTTTTCCAACGACCTCTGTTATGGTATTAGGTTCTGCTGTAAGAGTTGTCTTACTTACCCTTATTATATCAGAGCCACGCATATTTTCAACGGGTTTCGCTCCTGCTGCCTTCATTGCATCGAAAATGACCTCTGCGATCCGATCCGGAATCCTTTCTCCCTTCTCCATCGCCAGAAAGCCCTCTGCGAACGTCTCATATGGATTTTCTGTTGCATACTCACTGATCCGGGCCGCTTCGACCTTTGCCTCCCTGGAATATTTTACATTTCTCTCATAAAACCAATCACCTCCACTCATTTTTCCACCGAGCTCTTTTGCCTTAAATATATTCTTTTTCTGAATGTTATTTTGGTCCCCACTCGCATGGCGATGGATAAAATGACCATATTCATGCATTAGAACGTCATGGATATTTTCACGCACTCCAAACCGTTGCGTGTTCAGCATGATCTCAGCCTCTGCTTTCTGTAGCAACGCCTGTTCCCGTTCATATCCCTGGACTGTCTTATCAGCAAGAATCTTCTCGGCTTCTTCCAGTCTCTCTTTTCCTAACTGTTTTATATTGTAATGCTCCCTGTATGCCTCGTGGGACTCCTCTACTTTTTTTATAAATTCAAGATATTTCTCCGGATCCGTTATTTTGTTGGAAAGATAGATCTTATCATCGATCCAGTTATAACTTGCTGTTGCATCAGGAACTTTAAGCGGGCTGAATACGATTCCTTTCGGCATTACTCCATACTTCTCTTTCATATGCCGCAATGTATTCTCGATCTCATCTGCCGCTTCCGGCGTCATTTTATCTGACAATCGTACTTCTTTGATGACTCCGTCTTTGATCAGACGCTCCTCGACCGCTTTCCGGTAAATTCCCTGCTGTTCCTTGATCTGGTCTTTTACTGCCTGAATCTGACTCTCAAGCTCTTTTTCATTTTGAGAAATAGACTGCAGTCGCCCCATTTCTTCCTGTGTACCGGTTAAATCAAAATATACCTTTTTCTCAAGCTCTTTTCTCTCGGAGGCGAGCTCATCTTTCTTCCGGATCAGCTCATCTCGTTCGTTCCGCTTTGCAGATATCTTCTCTTTGACCGTCTGTATATTCGGTCCTTTTTCTTCTTCAGCCTTCTGCATCGCTGCACGGCGGCGTTTTTTCCATTCTTCCCGTCTGGCCGCATAGCGTTTCTGATTTTCATCATCCAGTGAATATTCTTCCAGGCGTTCGTACTTCTCTTCCTGCCTTTTCGCGTACTGCTGCCTGGCTTCTTCCTGATTCGCCAGTCCGACAGCTTCCAACTCTTCCCTGGTCCATGTATCATCTGCCGTGGAAATTCCCGGGAAATAGGTCGTGTGGCTGTCCTTGCATCTGGGATGATACAATCCCTTGCTGATTGCATAACTCATCAGCGGATACTTCTTCCCTGTTTCCGGATCCACGCCGTCGCTTCTTCCTCCGCTCCACACATCATCGATCAGAACCTTTCCGACAAACGGCAGGCATTTCGGGCACGGATTCCCACGTTTCGCCATAATGACCGTTGAGATCCCCCACTCCTGCCTTTTCTCTCCTTCTCCCTGAAGATATGCCCTCTTGCTGGCCGTCCGGATCGCCATGTCCGCGTAGTCTTTCAGCGTATGCTGTGCCCCATTTGCAAAGGTCACACAGCTGAGCCCCCGTGAGAGCATGTCCCGCGTTGCCATGTCGACCGCCTTTTCGTAGGTTCCGGCTCCCGTGTTCGCGTAAACCTGGGCACTGTAGATCGCTCTCCGGTAATCATCGTCTGCCTTTCTGAGAATTGCAGTCTCAGCCTTCTCCATGTCCGATACCGTGGCTTTTATGAGTGCATCGAGTTTTCTATCGTTTAACTTGAAAAACTCTCCTGCTGCCCCTCGTGTGACTTTCTTTGCCCCCTGGAACCCGTTCTTGATCGCTTTCAGGATTCGGATCTCCTGATTCATGTTTCCACGTGATCTCGCCTCCCGGATCAGCATCTCGATCGATGCATTGATGCTTTTAAACTGCTTCTGGTACTTTTTCTGATTCTCTTTCTTGTATTTCTCCAGGGCTTTCAGCTGTTCTGACTGCCACATGGACCATTCATAGCCTTCCTTCGTCTCTTCCGCCCTGTGACGGTCCATGTTTCTCATCATGGACTCGATCAGCTCATTTTCGATTTTCCGGAAGGCCTCTGTAATATCATATTCATCACGTTGCACTCATCAGCGCCCCTTCCGCAGCGTCCTGTGCGGCCGCCCTCGGCGGTATTTTTCTATTTGCCAACACTTTATAGCCCTGGGATTTAAAACCGCGTGTAAGAGCTTTCAGTTCGGTTATGCTCCTGCATTTATCACTTCTCAGCTCTGCATAATCGCCTTTTTCAACCGCGTAGATTCCAAACGACACCTGCTCACTCGCTATCTCCAGAAGTCCCTGGTACTCCTTCCGGCTCATTCTGTATACCCGCTTCATCACCTTGACCTGCATTTCCATTCCCTCCTACATTGACTGCAAAAGAACCGGCGGCCATATTGACTCCCGGTTCTTCTAAATCCACAATGCCCTGTTCCGCTTTCAAACGGGTCACTTCTTCTTTCTTCCACTCATCATCGCGCGAATCCCCATAGAGTTCTTCCACCTGGGCCTCCACGCTCATCAGGGCAACTCCTGGCCTTGCCTTTGCCATCGTCTCCACCTGGCTCTCAAACGACGGGTTTGCATATTCTCCGAACGGAATGTCTACCATTACCTCTTCTACCGGCTGTTTCAAAAGAATGTTATACGCATTGATCGCGGCGCTGATCACTTCCGGAAGTGTTTCCTGCAATGCTTCCACGATCGCATTTCTGGTATACAGTGTAGTCTTTTCTTTTTCCCGCTGCGCTTCTGCATTGTCCAGCTTCTTCGTATCAATTCCGAGTGTGCTTGGGCTGATGATTCCCTGAAGACACAGATCTAATGCCGTGATGTATGATGATGTGTAACTCTCATGCGGAATGTTCGGCTGCTCCGTTGCGATCTGGTTCTTTCCATCCTCAGACATATTATTGTCACCGGCAATAAACCGGTTATCAAATGAGTTGGGCTTCATAAGTTCACCCGTTGCAGGATTTCTCGGAATGTATGACTCCGGAATGTAAGTTCTTGCCCTTCCGGCTCTTAATGCATCCATCCACTGGCTCCATACTTCATCAAATGCATCAAAGCTATCCAGCTTTCCGTCAAAAAGTGATCCGCCCCGGCCTTTCCACTTGGAACTTTCATAAATCTTGATCGGGACTGCCAGAATGGTGTTCTTATCGAACACAACATCCCGCAGGTTCTTTGTTGCTTCAACCGCACGGAAATCCACCAGTGTATTCCCTTTGTAAAGCTCATTCCGGATATAGCCATATCCATAGTATTCATACAGGACATATTCCTGTCGGTGATCTTTCACGGGCGTTTTAAAAATGATTTCGTGGATCCTGCTGCGGTTTCGGATGATTTCAATCTTTTCTCCCGAATACCATTCCAGGATCGGATATGGGCTGATTGATGTGTCGATTGTCAGCTTATATGCTCCATCCCCGATGAACAGGATTTCTTTCAATGCTTCCTCGAAATTCTTCCGAAATCTGTTTTCTTTTTCGATTTTCTGCCAGATGTCTTCCTGAGTAGGATCCTCAAACTCGAAGTCGTTCATATCTGCCATGATGATCGCCGTAAGCACACGGACCAACAGTCCCGGCAGTCCCGTATGAATCTTTCTCATTTCCATCCCCGGCGTACATCTTGACGCCCAAAACTTATACTTGTCCACCATTTCCGGGCTCTGCTGATACATCTGTTCCAGTTCATTTCCGTCTCCCCGAAACCAGATCCGGTTGCGGATCGCAGACAATTCAAAATCCATGGTCTCCTGGATCTGGATCGCCGTCGGGCTTGCCTCCTGGACATTCAGCCAACTTCGAATTCCTCTTGTAATGTTATCGTTCAACTTTGATATCCACCCCACTTCTATTCCTCCTCAAATCCGATCATGTTCTTATACGGAATCCACGCATACTGATTTGCGTTGATCGTATGGTCGTTCCGGTCTTCCGGCTCATCCTTATCTTCTTTCCAACTATATTTTTCAAGCTCTGCCAGATGCTCTGTGCACGTGTCTCTCACCAGGTAACATCCCTGTTGGATCCATCCAAGCTGCAGCTTGATACGGTCCAGGATCGTCAGTTTCTTGTATGCATCCCAGAAATTATACAGACAGCTATGAAGCCGTTTGTATTTCTTCAGTTCCGTGATCGTTGCCTGATCGGCGTTATCTATAAAAACATCTCTGGCCAGTCCCCACTTCTCGCGGCACTGCTCCAGGAAGCTGATCAGCTTTACGGCCGTGTCACTCGGCGCGATCGGGTTCTCCAGATCAGCGTTGTTGTAGACGCGTTCCTCCAGCGTGATCAGCCGTCGGTCCTCTGTAATTCCCTGGAAGATCATAGCGATCGTATCCGGGGACTTTGTTGAGTAGGCGGTATCTACTCCGGTCGTGAACTTCTTCCATACAATCTTTCCGGCTTTCATCTGCTGCCGAATCCACGCCTCTGTTACAACATGTTGCTTCCGGTCAAAGTTCACAAACACAAGTCCGGTCGCTTTTCCACGAAGACCCTGAATCTTATTCTTCCAGATCTTCGTCCCCTTCGGCGTATTCGCCAGGATCTTGTCCAGCTTTTCCTTTGGCAAACCTAAATTATGGTTAAAAGAAAAGAACCAATGGACCCATCCTGGCTTTGGTTCTTCCTTCAGTTCATCTTTAATTTCCTGCGGTGTCTCCGCCTCCCACTCTGGAAGCGGGCGGCTGCAGTTAATGTACTCTTTGTATATGTCAAGCGATGGATCATCCGGGTTTAATGTTGCCATGAGGTAGTCACATCGCATCGCCGCTTCTCGGACAAAGTCAATGTCCGCTGTGTTGATCTCATCAATGTACAGGCAGCCGTACTGGCCGCCCAGGGCTTTCTGCCATTTCTTCTTATCTCCGTAGCCCATGACATAGATGATCTTGTCACCGCCTGGAGTGTGGAAAAGGATATGAGGAATCTTATCATCTTTCGTTCCATTACCGTTATAAACCGCCAGACTCCCGAAATCATCAATTATCCCCAGATCCTTGTTGATGATGTTCTTCTCAGCGGTTCCGGTATCTTTTGCCGCGAGGATGTGCAATTTTTTCTTTGACTCCGCCACCTTCAGCATGAACTTGAACAGTCCCACCGTTGTCTTTCCTGCTGCTGTCGTTCCCTCCAAAAATTCTACCGGCGCGTCACACCTGAGAAACGCTTTATATTTTTCCGACAAAATAAGGCGTTCTGTGCTCACTATCCATCACCCCGTATCTGTTTCAGCAGATCATCCAGCTTCGACTTCTCTGCCTCCAGGGATCCCGATACCTCCACCTTGTCCTTGAACATTCCCAGGTGCCGACCTAAGAGCTCTGCTGCCTTCAGCTTATCGTTTAGTTTTACCTCTATTCCATTTTTTCCTTGCTTGATCCCTGCAAGTGCCTTGACCTGATATTCCGTCAAAGAACTGGTGTCCTCGATCTTGACCGTCCCACCTTTAACATTGACGTAGTCTGTCAACCTGGCAAATGCAATCGCCGCCAGTTCTCTGACGACCATGTCCTGCGTGATCTGTGTCCGTTCCTGCCTCTCTTTCATGCGCTTTTCAATATACGCTGCAACGTTAGCATTTGTTAGCAATCTGCTTCCATTTGCCCTCGCAACCTCATCATTCTTTACTCTGGGGTAAGCGACCTTGTAAGCCCGGGTGGCGTTCAGGTCGATCAGATATTCATCTGCAAAGATCTTCTGTTTTTTCGTCATCCGGACTCACCTCGCTTTTTAATGCGATCCCGCCGTCACCATAAAGGACTGCCGATTGCAGCCCTTAAAGGAGGTCTGCCATCTGGTGACGTGCGCGCCGCATGTCAATGGTCAAAAGAAAAACACCTGCCGGAAGACAGGTGCTTTCTGGATAGCGTTTCCACCGTCCAACTGGTTTATAATTCTTTCTAGACAAGCAGGACACCGAGGATCGAACTCGCAGCTCGGATTTACGGCTCATGCTCCCTTCCGTCCAGGGAGATGTCCTGATATTCGGCGGTCGGAATAAGAACCGCCGCCGGGGTACTCAAACACTTTTTAGAAAAAGAAGGTGTAGGAAGCCGCCAGCCTGTATGCCTTTGGCTTCAGGTTACACTATAACATTTTCATTCGTGACATGTGTGACATTCGTGACAAACTTATCTTTCCATGAATCGCTGAAATTCCTTCTTTACGCTCAGCTCTGTTGCATTGCGCCCCATACGGTTAGCAACTTCGGTCCATGTCATATCCTCAAAAATCTTATACCGGATGATTCTCTGCATTCTCTGTGGGATAGTAAGCATCCAAAGTTCCACCTGCTGCTTGATCTCTTCCGCCCGTCTGAGCCGTTCCCGAAGAACCGCTTCCCGCCGATCCAGCTCGTCCGGATCTTTTATCGTTGGGTATGCCAGACCTTCAATGTGAAAACTTTTCGCTGTATAGGGAAATTCATGTGAGGATCCTGTCACCCGATCCTGTTCAACTCTCTTCCTGCTTTTCTTAATCTTTGACAGGGCTGTCTTCGCTTCTTTTACCTGCTCGCAGGCATCTATGTACTGCTTCAGAATTTCCTTGTCCATCGGTCTCACCTCCTTCCTCTCTATGCCTCGTACCCATATTCATGCCATCATATGCCCGGTGTGCGGCGCTCCAGCTCTTAGGGCGACGATCCGCAATCATGGCTTCATACTCGCCTTCCCGCTTTCGATGCACAAGATTTTTAAGCGCTCTATGTTCATTCTTCGTCCTCATGCCCCTACTCCCTTCTTAAGTGCGCACATCGTGCACAATCCACGGGCTCCCTGCTCCTCTGCGATCTCTGCCAGTGGGATCCTCCAGCATTTCGCCCCACACTCCGGACACTGTGTGATTCTCCATCCCGGCTTCCCATGCTGGATATTGGTGTACAGTGGCATGCAGTAGTAGCCTCCTCGATCAGTAGCCTTTCTCGGCTTTATCTTTACTTCCATCCCGTTCTCCTTACTCAAATTTCAGTTTGCGTCATCCGTATTTTCTTCCAAAAGTCGTTTTCTTATCCTGTCAGACAGAAGTACACAGGCTTCATCCACTGATGATGTACTTTCTAAAATGTCCAAAGTTTTTATATCCAGCTCCTTTCCGATTTCAAAAAATGCATCTTTGATACCATCCGTGTAACTTGGTTCCTTCTCTTTTTCATAATTACTACATCTGAAAAGTCCTTCTGCGATATCAAGTCCTTTGTTTACGCCTTCCATATATGCCTGTTCCTTTTGCACTCTTAATGCTGATGCGTTGATCTGATATTCTCTTGATTCGCGAATGGCTTCCAGTGCCTTCTTTGTATCAATATTGATTGCGCTATACATTCCAACCTCCAAATCTTAAGTTAATCCTCTTTCCACTCAATCGGTTCTCCGCATATCTGACAAAAATTCTGTCCCAATTCAATTTCTTCGTTGCCGCAAATTGGGCATTCATAGCCAAAAATACCGTTATTGGTGATATCTACTTTGATTTCTGCCATACTTTTCTCCTCCAAATCTTAATTTGCCTTTATAAGATCAATTGCATTGTTCAAAATCCTATCAGCGTTCTCAATATCCTTATCCTGGACTTCTTTTTTCTTATCTGCCCACAGTTCACGACCGGCTCGCTGATTGAAAAACCGAAGCATTTCAAGTTTATCTATGATATTTTCATCATCTGCTGTGGATTTCCACACATTCAGTCCCATTCGCGCATACTGTTCCGGGGCGATTCCTGTATCCTCATACTCCCACAGATACTCCCTAAGTTCAGCCATCGCCCACCCCATCCTGTAAAACAGAGCAAGTCTTCCTTCTGGTTCTTCCAGCCCATAGTAAAGCATCTCATAAATCACATCATCAAAAGCATCATCGTCTACTTCCGGCAGTTCGATATTCATGGACACCGCCATATTATGGACCAACTGCCGAAGCGGAATATCCGTATCATGATCCCGATACCATGCTTCTTGATTTTTCAAATACATACAGTTATGAGCCAATTCGATTATGCTCATAGCATTGACAGGGTTATTAGTCGTAATCCTATTCATCCTTCACTCCTCCAAATCTTAATTACTGCACCCGGCTTGATCTGGCTCCATCCCACACCTTTCAGCTTCCAGGATCCGTTATCATTCTTCTCGATTAGTCCCATCTGATTTTCCTCCCCTCATCTGCTCGTACAGTCCATTCATGGCACACACGCCGTTACACTCGGATGTTTTCACATTCCTCCAACTGCACTCCTCGCATTTGAATGTTTTCTGATCATCCCCGGCTTCAACGGCTCTCCGGATGGATTCTCTGCATTTCCAATAATCTCTTTCCATTTCATCCGATACGGAGATCCTGATCTCCACATGCGGGAACGGGAATAATTTAATCTTCTTCATGACTGGCTATTCTCCTCCTTTTTTTCGTACAGCGCACAACTGGACACATGATGATGGATCCAGCCTGAACCACATGCTTTTTGCTCTTTCCACGGGTCAAGATAGACAAGATTTCCGCTCATGCTGCAGATTCCATACCTTACGCCATGTTTCAGCCCTTCCTTCGCCTTGCATCTTGGGCACTCCGTGCAATCTAAAAATTCTCTATTCCCGATAAACACTGCTCACTTCTCCAGATAATTTCTCCCAAACTCCTGCATCCACAAATCATGCCCATACTTTTCCTCAAATGCCTGCTGCGCGACTCTTTTAAGGTGCTCATCCACCTTGCTATTGCAGTGCGGCGCTTCCGGTCCGTGCTCATGATGCCTTGCTTCGCAGACATACCCCCACAGGCCATAATGTTCGGCTTTCTTCCTAAATGCCCCGAGCCTCCCGTATACAAAATGGTGCTTATGGAGACCTGTGTGACACAGTTCCCCAT